ATGGCGCAGTCCCAGCAAGGTGGTGCACCGGGACAACAAGCTCCATCCCCACCCGGTGGTGCTCCAGGCCCGGCTAGTACCGGTGCGATGCCAGGACCTCAGCCCGGTGCACCGCAGGCAGGTGGTGGTATGCAGGTTGCAGCAGCCGTAGTGCAAGCTCTGCAACAGCTTCCACCGCCTGTTCTGCAAGCGATCGGCAATGCACTGGCACAAGGTGTGCCACCAGCACAGATATTCCAACAGATGCTACAGTCACAGGGTAGCACGCAGCCAGGACAAGCAGCATGAGCGGAACAGAAGACAGCATCCTCAACTCAATCCCTGACTTCCAGGGTGATAGTGGAGGCGACGATGCAGGCACCGATACGAGCGGTGGAGGACAGACAAGTAGCCAGCCATCGCATGGCGGTGATAGTGGAGGAACTACTAGTGCTCAGCCTACCCAACCTGGTGGAGAGGGCAGTGCAACTCAACAACCTCCAGCAGCAGTTAGACGCAGACATGATGGCCTTGTTGAAGTTCCGAATACAGAGAACCCCAACACACGTGATCTGGTAGACCCTGTCAGTGGCAAGACAGTCGCACGTGGCGGCATCGAACGTCATGTGTTTGAGACTGGTCAACGCCATGCACGGGAGAATGCACAGCTAAAGCAGCAGCTTGGCAACGCATCCAGGCAGCTTGCTGGTATCAACGAAGTCACGCAGGAAGCAGTGCGTTTGAATGTCGCACCCGCAGACCAGCTTGCGGCTGTGCGTGTGATGGCTGACTTCCTGCGTGATCCTGTCAAGACGCTCCAATACTTGGTCGAGGAAGTAAAGAGTAAGGGCTACCCTATTCCGTTCTTGGAGCAGGGTGTTTCGCCGGGGATGGACCTCAATGCCATCCAGCGGATGATCGACAACAAGATGCAGCCGCTCACCCAGCAGACGCAGCAGGCACAAGCTGCGGTGCAACAACGACATCGTGCCGAAGCTGACCTGAACTCATTCCTCGAAGATAACTCCGAAGCGAACTCAAACCTTGACGTTCTGGCCGAAATGCTCAATGCTCAGCCGGGATTGCCTCTCCAAACTGCCTACACCAAGATGATCCGGTGGGCACACGAGAACGGCCTCGATTGGACGCAATCCCTGAAGCAGCAACTTGCTGCACGACAGCAGCCTAACCAGCAGCCTAACCCTCAGCAGCCTTCCCAGCAACAAGCTCCGCAACGTCCGCTTCCTGGCAGGCGTAGTGCGAGCGGTAACGGCACTACACCCGTGGGTAACGGTGCAGTGCAACAGTATAATGAGAATGCATCGTGGGCCGATATCATTCGGCAGTCGATGCAGGAGCATGGTGTTCAATTCAACTGAGAGGGTAGGCTATGCCTGTAGGAACAATCATCCCCGCTGTCGCAGACGTTCTGCACAGCACGCTCACCAAGTCTAGGCGGAAGCTGGTCCTGGCGAGTATCAAGTCGAATGCGTTGATGGCATGGGTGTTCGCGAACGATCGGGTGGACTACGAGGATGGTGGATACAACATCACCAACCCACTTACGGTCGGGCGCAATCCGAACATCACGAGCTATAGTTACTACACTCCATTGCCGGTCAACCAGACCGATGAGTTCGATACTGTGGAGTATGGCTATAGCCGTGTGGCTGGCACAGTCATCATCAGCGATCAGGAGCAGGACGAGAACAACGGTGCAGCCGCCATCTTCAAGCTGATGAAGGAGAAGATGAATGTCCTTGAAGAGAGCATCAAGGATAAGTTCTCTCAGTATCTCTACGCTGTTGGTGGTGGGACTGATCCGCTCGGCCTTGGTAGCCTCATCCCAACCAATCCCCTCGTGGGCACACTGGGAGGGATCAACCGTGCTACTCAGCCGCAGTGGCGCACCAGTGCCTACGTGTTCGCTGGCGGCATGGACAGCACGAACATAGAAGAAGTGTTCGATGACGTGCTGATGGACTTAACGCTGAAAGGCGACCGTCCATCCGTGATCTTGGCAGGGCGCAACATCTACCGTATGTATCGGCAGGCTGTGCGCGACAAGATGACGATACCGCTCAGCGAAGGCAAGGCCGGCAAGCGCATGTTCGACCTCGGCTTCGAGGGCGTCATGCACAATGGCATACCGCTGATGTATGACGAAGATTGCCCCGTCAGCTTCGCATACTTCATCAACGACACCTATCTGAGACTTCATATGCTGCGTGGAGTCAATATGAAGGTTAAAGAACTCGTCGCGCCATGGAATGTAGACGCCGTAGGATCAAGAGTAGTTTGGCAAGGACAATGGTGTCTCTGGAGAGCGTTCCGCACACATGCGGTGCTCACAAACTGAGGGGAATGTGTGATGGATCGTAGAGCATTGCCTGCTGATGATCGGGAAGCTGCACGCGAGCAAGCTGCGGCAGACCACAAGGCTGCACTTGAGGAACAGGCTGCGGCACGTGAGGCAGCACCTGAGGAATTTGTTGACGCAGGCTACGATGACACACTGCCTGGGCAGGTCGAAGTCGTAGCTGGCAGTGTGCAGCATACGCAGTTGCTGAACTCATACCGCAACGCTACGTCGTATGGGCCAGATCACAACGTTGTTGTACCAGAGGAAGAGCCGCCACCCGATCCGCCGCCGGAGGAAGATGCACAGGCACGCGAACATCCGCTAACTCCTGAAGAGGAAGAGGAAGAAGCGGAGCGGCAGCGTATCGCTGACGAAGAGGGCCGCGCGTAATGGCAGGAAACATAGATTTCAAGCCTGCATTCCAGGCTGAGAAGATACAAGGCAACTTCACACGCATGGTCATGCACATCGAAGAAGATGTGCGCAACGTAGGACCGCTTGGCAACAAGCAAGTCATCACACGCAAGTTGGTGCCGAAGCAGGAAGTGTTCCATGACGGATACATGGTCTACTTCCCACAGGGGCACAGCATGTTCATTGCTGCGGATGATGAGGAACAGTTGCAGCGTGTCGGCGTGTTGGAGCAGCCACGGCTCGTGGATATGAACTCTGGTGAGGAAGTGCCGAACAACCTGGCACTGTCTCCGAAGGAGATTGTAGAGCGGTCGCAACACAACAGACCACGAGCCCGTAGCCAAGGTGGACTGGCTACGCTCAATGGCGAGGAGATTGAGTAATGGCTAACGTAATGGCTATCGGGACGAACTTCCCGCGTCGCATCAACATGTATGTGCCAGCGATGGCATACAGCAGTGATGTGAACTACAACGGTGCCACGCGCGTGAACTTCGGTGCACCGCTGGCTGCGAATGCGACTAGCCTGTTGAATGCTGCAAGTGTTGCAGCAGGTGCATCGCTCGACCTGAGCGGTGTGGCTGCAATTCCTGACCCGTTCGGTCGCAACGTCGTGCTGGTTGCTGGTGCTGCGATGGCCACGGCAGCCGTTGTGTATGGCTGGGACTACCTTGGCCAGCCGATTGCTGAACAGTTCACTATGAATGGCACTACGCCAGTCATAGGCAACAAGGCGTTCAAGGCACTCAACTACGTGTCCTACACTGCCACCGCTACGACGATGAGTATCGGCACGGGTGTGAAGCTGGGACTGCCTTACAAGACGCTGCGTGTTGGTTACGAGATCGCCAACGGTGCAGTTGTTGCAGCAGGCACGTTGCAGCCTCCTAGCCTTGTCGATCCACAGACCAACGTGACGACTGATCCGCGTGGCACATACACGACGACGACCTCGATGAATGGTGCAAACATCATCAGCGCATCGTGCGACTGTGTGAATGATGTGAACACCAGCAACCATGGTGGTCTACACGGACTTCAGCAAGCAGCGGCCTAGCTTGGCCGGTAGGTTGTTGCTAGCTGAATGGAGCGGTGTGTCATCCCCCTCGTTGACACACCGCTTTCCGTGTAGGAGTGCATCATGCCAGTCAGAGTGCGAGACATTGTTAACGCAGTAATCACCGAACTGTCTCAGGTTCCAGGCGTGGCTACACAGTTGTATTCTGCGAACAGGATACAGCAGCATGTGCAAGATGCATTCCAGATGGAGTTCGATGACTTCTGGTGGCCTCAGTATGAAACGTTCGTGCAATCAGGGTTGGATGGTGCGACTGGTGCACTAACACAAGATCTGCAAGGACCGCTCGGGTTCATCACCGACTACACCAACATCAAGAGTGTATGGCCTGGGGTTACGCAGCGCAAGGTGCGTGAACTGCCACAGTCAGTTAATCCGTATGCACTCAGTGGTGCTACGTGGCCCATGTATATGGTGCCCGACTACACGGTGCCGAACAGGCCATTCAAAGTATTCCCGGTTACTGCTACGGGCACAGTCACAGTGCAGGCCGTGCAGCGTCCCACGATGCCTCTCAGTCTGGACACGGTGCTCTACCTCGACATGCTCATGCTGCAATACGATGCAGCATGGATGTATTGCGTGGATGATGGCACGATCCCAGCACAGGTGAATAAGTTCCAGACGCTTGCAGCGAAACGTCGCACGATCGCGCGTAGCATGACTAGTCAGCAGCCGATCCCGCTCGATCCGCGTCGCATGAGCGAAGAGTTCATGGGAGATAGCGTGGACAGTAGTTACTTCGTGTTGGATCAGGACCCGCTTGCATGAGCACGACGTTCTCACGTGGTGAAAATCCACTGAAGGCTGACAAGCTAAACACAGCACTCAGTGAGCGTGTCGCGCGCAGTGGCGATACGATGACTGGGATACTGACGTTAGCACGCGATCCCATTGCAGCGTTCGATGCAGCGACCAAGCAGTATGTAGATGTAAGTGGTAAGCCAGGACCAAGTGGATCACCGGGACCGCCAGGACCGGCTGGGCCTACTGGTGCTACTGGTGCTACAGGTCCACAAGGTCCACCGGGTGCAACTGGTGCAGTAGGTGCAACGGGTCCTGCTGGACCGACAGGTGCAACTGGCAACCAAGGACCGCAGGGAACACAAGGACCGATAGGATTAACTGGTCCTGCTGGACCGAAAGGTGATCCAGGCTCACCTGGATCACAAGGACCACAAGGTAACATTGGTCCAGCGGGTGCAACTGGACCGCAAGGCAACACTGGTGCACAGGGCGTAACAGGAGCAACTGGATCACAAGGACCGATAGGCAACACTGGTCCGCAAGGATCGACAGGCCCGAAAGGTGCAGACTCTACTGTGCCGGGACCGACAGGACCGACAGGTGCAACCGGCCCAACAGGACCACAAGGCACGACAGGCGCAACTGGTGCAACGGGACCAACAGGCCCAGCAGGGAGTGCTGGAGATGTAGGACGCAACATCCTCCATAATGCACAAATCAACATATTGCAGCGTGGCGCAGGGCCATGGACAACAAGTGTTTACACGGCAGATCGGTGGGCCGTATCCGCTGTAGGCGGCTCGACAAGCATATCCGTTGTTGCTCTCACAGACGCAGATCGCACAGCGATAGGAGATGAAGCAGCAGCCCATGCAATACGGGCTGTCGTAGTAGGCAACGCAGCAGCAGGATCATATTCTGAATTTTTCCAGGGCATTGAATTAATACGACGGTTATCGGGTAAGACAGTCACCGTCAGCTTCTGGGCTAAGGCTGCGAGCGGAACACCAAAGATAGGAGTATCGCTAGACCAGTATTTCGGTAGTGGGGGCTCACCGTCGGCAGGCGTTTTTATGACTGGCATCCCTGTCACGATCAGCACGACAATGACCCGCTACACAGTGACGTTCCCTGTCCCAAGCACAGCGGGGAAGGTGTTTGGCACGAACGGTGATGATTTCTACTATTTGCAGTTTTGGTTTAGTTCGGGAAGCACCAACAATGTTTACGCGGGTAGTATCGGTGTGCAAAGCGGCACGTTCACACTATGGGGTATGCAACTTGAAATTGCCAGCGCCGCGACGCCGCTAGAGAAGCTAGACCCACAGCAGGACTTGGCGAATTGCCAACGGTTCTATTGTCTCGTTCAGTGTGTTGCGAACGGATACGGACTAGCGGGCATGGGCGTTGGTCAGACAGTCTCTCTACCAGTCGCCCCACGTAGGGGGCCTATACTTACTCCAACTGGCAATTCCAGTGCGAACTTAAACGCTACCGCGGTGCAGGGGATAGGTGATGGAACACAGGTATGGGTGAATAGCACCGTGGTTGCAGACGGAGGTTGGGTCATCAATCTAGTCTTCACCGCCAGCGCGGATTTATAGATGTATCTCACCAAGACAAGTGGTGGACTAAATCCGCGCGGTCAGCAGCCGCAGGAGAACCTACAAACCACGACCGTGCGCAGCTTCGAGGGAGGGCTGAACGTCACCGACACCGATCTCAACATGTCGCCCAAGTATGCGAAGGTGTTGGACAACATCGAGCGTGCGATCGACGGTGCGTTGCAGCTACGTCCTGGCACGAAGTTCCTGAGCGCGTTGTTGGACACGTCAACCATCGTCAACTGCTACTACTTCAACGGCTTCGTAGTGACGGTGCAGGATAGTGGTGCCATGACCAAAGTCGATGGCACTGGAGCGCAGTTCCCATTGTTGCTGTCGGGTGCGAACCCATGGCCTGGTGGATCGGTCGAAGTCAACTTCACCATCTTCAGTTCTGATATGCTGATCGTAGATGGCATAAGCAAGCCGATCATTGTCAGTGGCAAGCCTACCGATCCAAACTACATGGAGGCCCAGTTCCTTGTAGATCTGGCCTCTCTGTCGAACGTCAACACACCAGTGGGGAAGTATATCGTAGCACACGGTGAGTATTGCTGCATTGCTGGTGTGTCTACGGACCCAAGCACGCTGTTCATCAGTGCGCGCAATACCAGTGGGACATACTTCGGTGATCCGGCACCTAATGATGCTGTTAATCTTGATCTTGGCCCTCGTGTTTCTCTGGGCAGTGCTACGATCACGGGACTGGTCGCCTATCGCGACAAGCTCCTGGTCACATTTGAGCGCGGCGTCCTGCCCCTCAATCTTGGTGTTTACACTGGCACACCCGCTGTGCACACACCTTCAGATGACGGCTTTATCGAAGAGTTTGGTTGTCTTACGCACAGATCACTCATCAGTGTGGGTGACGATACCTTCTACTGCGACAACGTCGGGGTCAACTCGATCAGTCGAGTGAACATCTTCAACACGCTACGACCGATCCGCGCCAGTCACCTGATCGATCCACTGACGACTGCGCTACTACAGCCGCTAAGCCAAGCACAGATCAGCAAGTATGTGTTTGCAGTCTACGATCTGCGCAACTTCAGGTATATGCTGTTCGCACCAGTATTGGCTGCGGATGGTGTCACCGTCACCGAGACAATCGGGTTCAGCTATTCTAACATCCCAGCCCTGAAGATCCAAGCATGGGCACGCTTGCGTGGATGGAACTGGCAGGCTGCGTGTCGCACTGCATTGCAGAACGTCATCTTCGCACGCGACAACAAGCTGTATGCATATGACTTCGACAACCCTGATGTCGGTGCTGATCTACTAGGTGATCCCGATGTTGCAGGTGGTGAGGGCCTACCGATCGACTTCAATTGGGAACTGCCGTGGGCTGATATGAAGCAGCGGCAGAAGATCAAGCAGACACGCTACATCGGGTTGGACACGCAAGGTGATGCGACGTTTACCGTGAATGGCTACGTGGACAACATCCAGAACTACCACGATGCTGACTCACCACTGCTCAGTATGACGTTCGTGGCTGGTGACAGTGCAGGCTATGGCAACTCGCCATACGGTGACAATCCATACGGTGGTGGGCGCAGGACCAGCAACGAGTTCCTCTACGCCTGGGTCATGAAGTTCAAGCTGATGAAGCTGCGGTTCTTCGGTAGCACGAAGCGTAAACTGAAGTTCGTCAGCATCTCGATATCCTACGTTCAGGGCGGCATAAGGAGATAGGACGTGGGTGACGTTACACCGAACCTGAAACTGAACGTCCCTGACTTCGACCAAGACCCATGGGATCAGGACGTTAACACCAACTGGGCAATACTAGATGCCACCGTTGGATTGTATACTGCCATCCCCAACTTGACTGGTGTGTGGAGGAATACGACTGCCTATACGTATGGACAGTCTACGATCGATCCTGCCGACAGTAGCATCTGGTCTTGCGCTCAGGCACATACGAGTTCTGATGCACCGACGACATTCCAGCAAGATCGTGTACAATATCCTATACGGTGGTCCGCTACAACACCGGGTGCGATGTTCTATGCGACGCAAGCTGCTACATCCGCACAAGCTGCAGCTAATAGCGCGGCTTCTGCCGCTGCCAGTGCTGCACTGATCGGTAATGCACTACCCATCAGCGGCGGGACCATGACTGGTGCACTGATCCTGCACGCTGATCCAAGCAACGTGCTAGAAGCTACTACGAAGCAATATGTAGATGCACGTGTTGGCGGCGTTGGGTTCTTACCGCTCACTGGTGGAACACTTACTGGAACATTAGTTGTTGGGGGCACAGGTGTTGCATATGGTGTCATTGCATCAAGCAACCGACACTTCTCTGCATTCGGTTGGGATGGACAGTTATACGCCACAATCAATGGCACCAACGTTGGCTACCTAGCTACGACAGCCTATGTCAGTGGCAGTTACCTACCGTTGGGTGGCGGCAACCTGAGTGGCACGTTATACGTCGCAGGTGAATTACAGGCTGCACAGATACTACGGCTGAACAGTTCAGGCACTTATCTGTATGGTGCACCGACCGCTGTAGACTTGCAGATGGATGCTGCTGGGTGGCGACTGCGATACGTGCGTGCTTCTGGTATGCTGCAATACCTCAATGGCGCTAGTACAGAATTGTTCCACATCGATGGTGGAGGAAATGGCGTCTTCAATGGTGCTATTACTACAGGCGGTAACGCTGTCATTCTCGCCAACGTGTATGCAAGTGGTGGTTCAGTATTCGTCGGTGCATCAAATCGAGCTTCATATTCGAGCGATAATGCCAACTACACTAAGCTCTCTATGCTGGACAACTATGGCTGGCAACTGAACTGGTCAACAGGCATACTATACTGGATACGCTATGATGGTGCGTCGATTTTGTCAATAGACACATCAGGTGATCTCACCTGTTCAGGATCAATACAAGCTGGTGGTGGGCTGTCATGCCACGGAGGAGACTTCTGGTTTGGACTTGGTGGAAGTGGTCGTGTCATCAACATAGCCAGTGGTTGGTATTGGAACTGGGATAGCGCGAACGGTGATTTGTTCTGGGTGTCAGCAAGTGGTGGTTCATTCATCGCTTTCTCTGGTACTGCTGGATACAAACTCATCAACCAAATAGGTCCAGTAGGAGGAACAGGAGCATACGAGAACTACTCAGACATCCGTGGCAAGATGGACATAGAGCAGTCACCGTATGGGCTTAACGATGTGCTGAAGCTCAAGCCAATCGAGTTCACTCGTATCAGTAATGGCAAGCGTGAGATTGGGTTCTCTGCACAGGACGTGAGAGAAGTCATACCTCTTGCAGTGCATGAGATGGGGCTTGATGATAAAGGGACACTCAGTCTCAGCATTGACCCGATCGTTGCAGCACTGGTGAATGGAATGCAAGAACTATCTACCCGCATCATAGCACTGGAGGGCAAGCAGTGAGACAGCAACCGATCGAACCGAACACACCATTGAGCGTGACGCTAAGTGCAGCAGAGTGGAACAATGTCGTAGAGGTGCTGCGCAAGGCACCGTATGAGCAGGTGGTGGGTGCGATCCAGGCGATCGTAGGCCAGTGCATGACTGAGGCTGATCGTGCAAATAACCCGCCTGGGGCCTGACAACATTGGATACGCGGTCGGACTTGCCAAGGAGTTGCATAGTCTTGGCACGTTCGGTCACGAAGGACCGGAGTTCGATTGGGACTTCTGCAAGGGAACCATGCAGGGCGTGATGCACGATCCGAACTACTACTTCGCACTGGCACACAACAAGGGCAGCTACGTTGGTGCCGTATGCGGCAAGGTCGTGCAGTTCTACTTCAGTCCTAAGATCATGGGGATTGAGGATGCATGGTATGTGCGTGAGGGCACGGTGAAGCGTGCTGCTACTGGCATCGCACTGATGCGTGGGTTCGTTTCTTGGTGCCTCGACATCAAGGGTGCAATGCTGGTGCAGTCAGGTGATGTGGCAGGCATCAACACAGTCGGTGTGGATGCGATGTATCGACACATGGGGTTCACAAGGTTCGGGACCATCTACAGATACAAGAGGAATGTGTGATGTTTACATCCGGTGGTCAGCCTGAACTGTGCATCATGTTGCGTGGTGGAGGCAAGGGAGGTGGTGGTGCGGCTGCTGCTCCACCGGCGCTATCGCCTACTGTGCTGACTGATCCGGTGAGCGGTAAGTCGTTCATCGACAATCCGCAGTATGACGCAAACGGCAAGGTCATCCCTGGCACGTCTGCACAGGACCAGTTGAATGCTGAGATCACGCAGCGGCAGGCTGATGAGCAGTCTAAGTCTGATGCGGCCACGGCTCAGGCACAAGCAGATGCTGCTGCAAAAGAGCAAGGGTTCCAGACCAGTCGGCAGTCGGCGTATGACACTGCGATGCAACAGGCCATACGTGCATTCCAGTTGCAGGGTGTGGACCCGAACCAGTATATGGCGAGTGACATCACACCAGCATTGCAGCGTCAGTTCCAATCCATACAAGATCTGGACCCCAACCCGACCGCAGCATTCCCGACCAACCTCGGTGATACGATCGTCAACCAAGTCACGGCAGGCAAGCGCACACAGGCAGGCAATGCACTGAACAGTCTGTTCGCACCAACGTATGCTGACACGCAGTTGCCTGACACGATGACCAGTGACTACGTGAACAATATCGTCAACAAGCAGTTCCATCCACTGAGCCAGCAGCTTATCAATGCGCAGAAGCGAGGCACGCTCAATGATCCTGGCTACCAGGCCGCAGTGAATGCACTGAATACGAAGAAGGCTGCGGCTACGTCACAAGTGAATACACTAGGCCAAGGCATCCTATCCACCGACCGCAATGCACTGAATGATTACATCAGTGGTGCGAAGACCAGTGCGAACAGCCTATCGCTGGCTGACCAGTTCGACCCGAACACGTATGCCACAGGCGCACAGGGCAAGGTGGCCAGTGACGTGAGTGGCTTCGGTGGAGCGTTGCAGACAGCAGTTGGTGATACGCAGTTCGCCAACCTGAATGATCTGATTAACGCAGGCGGTGCAGTACAGGGTAGCCAGAACCCGAACGCAGCCAACCCGAACGGTGTGCCGACCGCAGCAGGTGGTGGCAATCTGTCGCCTAGCTTCGTGTCACAGGATGAGTTGGCCAAGCAGACACGTGGCCTCGGTAACACGGGCGCATTCTGATGGAGATGCAGGAAGAGAATGTGCAAGAAGTCTACCAGGAGATGGACGAGATCTTGCACAACTACTTCAGGTTGACGATCGCCAAGGAGGGACTGCCGCCACTCAACATGGATTGGCGAACCTACTTCACGTTGGACCAGCATGGCAACCTGCTGGTAATCACAGCACGACATAAACTCACCATGCTCGGGTTCGTGATGTATCACATGCACACGCACCTGCACCATAACGGCGTAGCGATGGCTGCATGTGACATCCTGGCAGTAGATCTGAAGTTCCGTGGTAAGGGCATCGCACGCAAGATCATGGAGTATGCTGAGAGTGCATTGCGTGCTAGAGGGATACGGCAGATCATACACATGTCTCGGACATGCTATGACGCAGAGCCTCTGTTTCCGAAGCTAGGCTACAGGCTCTTTGAGCAGAGCTTTATCAAGGAACTCAAGTAATGGCAGTCACTGCTGCACTAATCTCGGGCGGACTTGCCGCTGCTGGTGCAGTGGGCTCGGCAGCGATCAATGCTAGTAAGTCGAACTCCGGGGCAGTCCAGAACCAGGACATCCAGTATCAGCAACTGAATGATGCGCGGAACAATGCTTACAACCAAGCACTGGTTCAGGCGCTCATCAATCAACGTAGTGTTGCTGGTCAAACAGATAGCTTCGGTTCAACGATCAGGTATGATCCTGCCACTAATCAGTGGGTAAGCGCACTCGGTCCCCTACCGCAAGCAGCAACGACCGCTGCTATGCAGGCAGGCATCTCACGCAACACCACCGATCGTGAGCAGGCACAGCTTGCAAACCAAGACGCTGCACGACGTGCAACACTAGCTGGCTCGGCTGCGGATACGGCACAACGGAACCTCAGTTCGTTCCGTCCTATGGGCAGCGATCAACTGGTGGGGCTGCTGCAACAACAGGCTACGCTGGCACAGAACAATACGTTCAGGCCACTGGTGGCTGACACGCTGCGGCAGTTCGCACGCACAGGCACCGCCGCTGGTCCGGTGCTCGGACAGATCGGGAAGGATCAGGCGACCAACCTGCGACAAAGCTTGATCGACGCACAGATCAAGGGCATGACTAGTGTGAATGACATCAATCAGCAGCGTAGGCAGGGGCTGGAGCAGAGTGCAGCGAACACTGCTACGCTAGCCAACCCGCAGTTCCAGTATGCAGGCATCGCACCGAGTGGTGTGGACAATACGATGGCGCAGACCG